AGTGATTATTCATCGTTCAGAAGAGGTGATGACTGAACAAGGAAATACAGAAGTAAAACAAGTGAGCACCATTATTCCAGATTGCAGAACACTGAATACAGATCAGTTGTATGCAACCATGTATGGAGCAATTCAGAAATTAATAGAAAAACAGGAGGCCATGCAACAAGAAATCAATATACTACACCAGCTTCTTATGCAAAAGTAAGAGCCTTCCATCCAAGGATTGCAATAGCAATTCCATTTACTTGCCAGCACCACAATGATCCCCATGTATTATCTGTTCCATATGCGTAGAGACTAATTCCCAATGTCGTAAAGATGACAAGGAGAAGAAGTGGATTAGGAACCAAAAGAAGAGGCATCAAAAGAAAGAAAAAATAAATAAGCAGAGAAGGGCTAAGAGATCCTATCCATTTCCATTCGAGATGTCCCTTTTTCGGTAGCATTCGATAGGAAGAAGACGGAATAGGGTTCAACATAAGATCAATAAGTGACATGGCAATGTAGCTGATAGAAAGAGGTCGAGAGTAGGCGGAGAAAGAAGTTCCGCGTAGGGTTTGAATGGATGCAAGTGGTTGAATCCATAGAAGTAATGCCGCTGCTCGACTAACAATTTCATTAACCCACGTATTTGTCTGATAAGACCATGCGATGGCTTCAATTCCTTGCATGAGAGTTATGGTAAAACAGAAAAAGAGGAGTGTTGAATTCAATCCACTGTTGATTCCTACCAAGATAGCAATCATTCCAATCAAAAAAGATTGAAGAGATACTGTTGCATTCCAGCACATTTAGTAAAAGCATAGGTTTATTTTTTAATACAACTCAATTATTCGTCATCGAATACCATTGACTAACAGATCCATTATACATCACGGTAATGGTTGAGCCATTACTGAGTGTGCGTGTTCCTCCATTAACATTCAGGAGTGTAGTCGTTGAATTAATGGCGGAATTGCGTATGGTCATGAATACACCATCCAATCCTGTTAATAATGTAAGTTGAACATCTTCATTGCTACGGATAAATACATATTTACCCCAGTAGTTGGAATCCACAGCAATAACTGATCCAGATGTAATGTTTTGTATAACACCCCTAAAGAGTGCAGTCCCTTGTGCAGTAATGGAGCTGCAAGAGATATCACCAACCGAGATGGTTGTTGTTTGAAAACTATTTGACGCAAAAGACGATGTCTGTATGGTGGAAAAGATAGATGTATTTGCTCTCAATGTATTACCAACAGTGATACTGGATATAGTGGGTGTGGAAGTGGGAACGAGTTGGCCGTTATTGGAGGTGATAAGGATGTAATTGCTAGATACGGGTTGATCGAATGATTGAAGGAGGTAGGTATTATTATTGGATAAATCGTTATAGGTGCGAATGATTAATGGCCCGCTATTAATGGGAACAATGCCTGATGAACTCATCTCTAACGAGGAGGAAGATGAAACCGTGTGAAGAAGAGGACGATTGTTAAATATCCGGAATAAACAACAGAATGCCAGGAGGCGGTGGATTATTACAATTGGTGGCGACGGGAAAGCAGGATTTATTCTTGACGGGTAATCCACAGATTAGTTTTTTTCGAATGGTGTATCGGAGATATACCAATTTTGCGACGGAATCCATTCCAATGTATTTCGATGGAACACCCAATTTCGGTCAGCGAATTACTTGTTTGATTCCACGACGCGGTGACTTGTTGGGCCGTGTAATGTTAGATGTTACACTTCCACCATTGCGTGATACGTCTGGTAATCTGTTATCCTATACAAACTCGGTCGGTCATGCATTGATTCAGGAGATTTCGTTTGAGGTAGGTGAGCAGGAGATTGATCGTCAGACGGGTGAGTGGATGGAGATTTGGACGCAACTGACAACAACAGGAAGTCAGAGGGAGGCTCTCAATGAAATGATTGGACGTGTCGAGCCGTATAATACGATTAATATTAAGGCAGGAACGAATTCGGTGGATGGTCTCCGACTCCAGATTCCTCTTCAGTTCTATTTTTGTCAGAACCCAGGCATGTATTTACCCCTGATTGCTTTACAATATTCTCCAATCCGAATTAATATCACATTGAGACCCTTACAGCAGTTATTTTGGGTTCCTCCACCTGTCCCGTTTCCAACAGCTGCCGCATCATGGCAGCCGACTTGTTCCACACAGGCGGATTGCACGACACAGATTCGTAATATTATGATGTGGGGTGAATATGTCTATTTGGACACGGAGGAGCGTCGTCGTTTTGTAAGCACTCCATCATTGGAGTATGTGATCGAGCAAGTTCAATATACGCCCCCTTATTCCATAACAGCTGGTCAGAATACGGCAACCATTCAAGTGGATTTTAACCATCCGATTAAGGAATTCATGTTTGTGATTCAGCGAGATGAGATGCAAAATCGCAATGAGTGGTTTAATTACAGTCATTTGGGAGTCGATGAGCCCTTGCCGAGCTTTTTATCCAGTTATTTGAATTCAAACGCACCGGCAGGTCGACTGGACATGCTCTCCACGGCACTTTTGCAGTTGGATGGAAAGGACCGTTTTACAGCACGTCTTCCCTCATTCTTCCGATTGGAGCAGCCTTATCAGCATCATACGGCCACTCCGGTCAAATCATTTATTTATAACTATTCTTTTGCACTGAGACCTGAGGATGCACAGCCAACGGGAACGATGAATGCTAGTCGAATTGACAGCATTGTATGGCAATTGGAATTAAATCCTTTGTTGAATAATCCAGCGATAGCGGCTTCGCAATTGCGTGGAAATTGCCGTGTAATGATCTATGCCCACAATTATAATGTATTTCGTGTGATTAATGGTTTTGGTGGGTTGTTATTTACAATTTAATCGTAACATATGAGATTGGATATCATGGGATCAGAGAAGAACAAGAAAACTCCAAATAGACAGTAATGAGCGGAAGATCGTCTACCTCGCAAGTAAAATATTGGTTGGAGGGTTCATTGAACAATAATTCAAATGGGGGTGATGGGGATGATACAGCGGTTCATTTATCTTATGATGTCTTTGTTGGATTGTCTGTATTGGGTGGATTCTTTGGATTGGATCATCTGTATTTGCGTTCCCCGTGGACATTTTTGGCAAAAATGATCGTAAATATGTTGTGTTTTGGAGTATGGTGGGTATATGATGCAGTTCATGCATTATTTAACTCGGATACGATTCGTCTGTATGGATTGAATCTTCCTGGTTGGGGTCCAATTGGAGTAGGAGCAGGTGTGTTATCAAAGGATGTCCCAGATAGAAAGCATTTTCGGTTTTTTATCTATGCATTGGCCCTTATCTTTGGAGGAATGATTGGATTGGATTCATTTGTATTGGGTTATAATGATATTGGTATTCTTCGTTTCATTTCAACAATATCTCTGATATTTATACCCGTATCTGGATTACAATGGGCATATAATATGTTCAAGTTTTTTACAAATACGGAGGAGGTTGTTTCTAATAATTATAAATTTTTTGGAGCACCTTATCATTCTGTAACCGATTGGTTACGTTCTAAATTCCCCTTACTTGCATTATTATTTTCACCGATTGAGACGTTGAAGTATATGGTTAATAAAGTAATCGGTCCATCGTTGATTGAGCCGATTACGAAGACGGCCCAGTCAGCGATCGATACGGTGGAGCATGCGGTTAGCACGGTAGATAACACTGTTCAACTTGGAAGAAATGTTGTATCAAAGAGTTCAGAGGTGATGGATCAGGTGACGAAGACGATTGATACATTGGGTCAGGTATCAACATTTACACCAGCGGCATCGATGTATGCTACTGCGAAATCAGCATTAGGTCAAAAGGGTGGATCTATGGCTCCTCCTCCAGAATCATCTAACTTAAACACACTTGGCTATGTATTGTTAGGAACACTGTGTTTGATTGTTCTAACCGGTTTTTGTAAAACTCTTTATCGTATTCGAAATGTCGGTCAGCAACAGCGAGAACAGCAACAACAACAGCAACCAGATGACACCCCTCCCGAACCAAGAGTTCTTTGAGGGATTGATTCAGAAGGGTAAGGATCATGATCCGATGGTAGTCGTGCGTTTTACTGCATCATGGTGCGGACCATGCAAGAATGTGAAGACGGATCAATTGCTAGCACTATCGGATCAGATTAAGTGGTATGTAGCGGACATTGATGAAGAGGATCATTTGTATACGCTTGGATATTGTGGTCTTCAGAAGATTCCTGGCTTTATGGCAATTAAGAATGGAGAGCCACAGCCCGCTCTTCAGTGTTCGAATACTGATCAGATTGTAGAGTGGTTGCGTAAGGTATTTGAGCTATAATACCATAAAATAACCATAAAAACAAAAATAAAAAATAAAAAAGAGAGAATAGGATCCGCTCCTGTTCTCTCTTTTTTTATCAAAAAGGCAAAAGGCAAAAGGCAAATGACAGATTACAGATCATTGGAGAAGAAGTAGCACATACGATCTTTGTGTTCAGAATATTGGACGCATCGATGGGGTGTATGGGTATCGCGCAATGTTTTTAGACGGATAGGGCATTGATGGGTATTTTTCTTGACTTCTGCCAAAAAGAAGCTAAGAAAGAGATTACCATTCGTTTGTCTCTCAGGGTGCCACATAACACCATAAATCGGCCAGTTCTTCGCTTCAATTGCAGCAACATAGGTCTGATCATGATCATTTTTAGCGGTAGCAACAAGTCGGAAAAAGCGTCGAAGCCGATCATTTCTCAAAAAACGTATGGGCGAAATACCATATTCATGATTTTGAGCCGTTCGGGCATAGTCCTCAAATCCATCAGCATTCTTCTTTGACAACCATCGATACATTCGCGATCGCTTCCCTTCATCTGTCCATTCAATGGAACGTCGTTGATGATCTACAATGGATTCAAACTTATTGATTGAGCCAATAAGAGCCATAAGTAGTTCGAAACCGAAGCATGTTCCCCAGATGGGAAAGTATTCGCCTGATCGGAGGGAGAGGGAGAGGAACCGTTTCACCGTTTTCAACAGAGTAGGCTGTTTAAGGAGGAAGACAGTTTCTCCACCGGGTATAATAAGACCATTTAGAATGGAGTAATAGAGATCGGGATGTGGAGTATCATAAGGAACGGGAATGACCGTGACACCATGTTTTTCGAGCCCATCGGCATAGGCTTTCATGATATGTGATGTTCCATATTTAGTGGAAAAAGAATGGGGAATGGTCAGAATGCCGACGGTATAATGTTGTTTCTTTTTATGGGTTTGATGATGGCGAACACTAGCCACAGATGCCATAATTAGACAAATGTCTAATGATGTATTCCATATTTTTATTATGAGGCAAACAAAGAACGTGCTCGGCCTTCTTTGATTTCATATACATTCCATGCTTCAGAGATGGCTCTCATTTCTACAATGCGTTGGGCATGAAGGGGATGGACGGGAACATTTGCCAATTCCAAATAAAGGGTAGGACGATCAGCTGTTGTAAAATTAACAGTTCCCTCAGGGATCCGATAAGACGGATAAGAAACGCCGAATTGATCGCCGAGTGACCATCTCATTTCTCCAATTCCAGCCGGTCCAACACGCTCTTGTTTGCTCCATGGAACAATTTCATTCCATACAAGGCCGGATTCGAGCCGTTCTCGGTCACGACCTGCGATTAACAGTTTGAGCTGATAATAGAATCCCCCATAAGGCTCCGTATAGGGTTGTGTATCTGATGGTAGTTGATTATCAAAATACGTATTCGTAAATTGATCAAGTCGGTTGGAATCGATGGATTGGCGTAATCGAAAGAACCACAATAGTCGTTCAGTAGGATGTCGACCCTCTAATCGACGGGTTACAGCAGATGTCCCGCCTTTATCGAGAGAAATAAAGTCCAATTCCCCAAAAGTAAATAGATTCTCAAATGATTTTCGAAAGGGTATTTGAATATGCTTCTCTCGCAATTCTTGTTGTGCATCTGCTGGGATGTAGTGTTGAACAGTGGAGAGAACAATCGTAGGATGACCAATTTCATGTAGGGTGAGAGGTGAGAAGGTGTGTTGTGTGATTCCATCAGAAAGTGTGTATTGAAAGCTATTACTTGACCACGGAGTGGGTTTGAATAGTGAGGAATCGCTGCAGATAACAATATCCTCTAATTTGCGAAGGGTAATACGTAATCGAAGGGTTTGCCATGTCATGCAAAGTAGGGGTAGACCGACGTCGTCTGGTGTCTGCATTCCAGGGAGGGGTAAGTAAATGCGTAGAGGAGGAGGAGTAGAACGTAATTGTAAATCACGTAGTGTAGAACCCGTGTATCCTCCTCGTAATAGACGCAAGTCACTATATGTCCGAGAACCTTCTGTCAATTGTTTAACAAGTAGTCCATCTCCGCTCCATTCTTGAATGAGTGCCTGATCTTGATAGAATTGAATCTTTTCAAAGAGAAAGTATCCGCAGCCATTGACGTATCCATAGGATAGTCCGTTATTATCTGTGATAGGATATAGTCCATTGGCAATGGATGGATCTGCAGGCATTCCATTAGGATGAATGGGTAGTGATGGTAGCCAAGAGGGTAGTTGTATATCGAGTGAGCATTCAGTGAGTATGTCACCATATCGTTCAATTTCAACTTCAAAAGTTGATCCAAAGTGTGTGCCGTTGATGGGAATGGCGGTTTTTCGTTCTTTGATATGTGGAATACTGGATGAATAGGACGCGGAATAACTGAATTGGCTTTCTTTGGAGTCATCAACAAAGTATTTGTCTTTCATGCCGCGTGCGACAAGTTCAAAGAGAGCACCTTGACCACTAGATTGTTGTATGCTGGCCATTCTACTGACGCATGTAGTGAATTTTTAGATGGGATTTATGAGAGGAGATGACGTAGGAGGGAACTGATGAGGCCGGATAGTAGTGAGATTCCGAGTGCCATGGGTAGGTTAAAACGGTAACTGAGAACGACGAGCACGGCAAGTGAGGAGAAGAGTGCGACAAGCATAACAGCAACACCGTCACCCACGGTCGTTTTAGAGGCAGATACGCGAGAGAGCCATTTCATGAGCAGGTATTGGCTGGCTGTGGCGGTAACAACGGACGCGAATACCATGACGGTAAGAATTCCTGTCCAGTTGAGATGATAGGTAAATGCCGCTAAATAGACGACGATGACATTGAGGGCAGAGACAAGCAGAATTTCGATGGTGATTTCCGTGGTATTTTTCATCTCGTGAGAATCTACTTCTACTAGGGTATTATTCTCCAAAATCCTCATGGGGGCAACCTAAAGGAAAAAATTGAAATCAATCCAGCAGTAGGAAAATGGGATAAGAGCGCCATTCATCCGTCATGTCTAATTTATTGATTGTCGAATCACCTGCCAAGTGCCAAAAGATCCGTAGTTTTCTCGGATCAGATTGGAATGTGGTTGCCACAATGGGTCATATTCGTGCACTAGAAGAATCTCTGGATGCAATTGGTTTTGATAATGGATTCCGTCCAAAATATCAATGGATCAAAGAAAAGGCCAAAGCGATCCAACAATTGAAACAATCCGCTGAAAAGGCTACAACGATCTACTTGGCATCGGACGATGACCGTGAGGGAGAAATGATATCTCATTCGGTATGTCTTTTGCTCAAGTGCACACCAGAAAAAACCCCGCGAATTGTATTTCACGAAATCACAGAAAAAGCCATTAAACATGCAATCTCTAATCCTCGACGACTTGATATGAATCGTGTAGAAGCTCAACAGGCTCGCGCGATGATGGATATGATGATTGGATTTACAATGAGCCCACTTCTATGGAAACATGTAGCTCCTACACTTTCTGCTGGAAGATGTCAGACACCTGCTCTTCGTCTTGTAATTGAAAGAGAAGATGCCATTACATCCTTTGTGTCCACTGCGAGTTGGCAGATGGAATCAATATGGTCTTTATCAGATCAGTCGAATTCCGTATTGATTCCAACATGGATGGAGGATGAATTGGAGGATGAAGAATCGGTTCAGCAAGTGATGGAACATGCTCATGAACATTTGGAAGGAACCATAGTATCGAATCATCAGACGGAATGGTCCGAATCAGCACCTGATCCCTTGATGACAAGCACTCTACAGCAACAAGCCAGTCAACTCTATCATTGTTCTCCGAAACAGACGATGTCAATTGCACAGAGATTGTATGAAGGTGGACATATTACGTATATGAGAACGGACAAGGCAGTCATGTCAGAGGAGGCAAAGGAAGAGGCGAGGAAGTGGGTTACCGAGAATTATGGAGAGGAGTATATTTACAGGGCTGTATCAAATCCTGTTGATTCTACCAAAAAGATTCGTCGTCCAAAGGCAAAAGACTCTAATGCACAAGAGGCACATGAGGCAATTCGTCCAACTCATATGGAGGTTACCAGTCTATCGCCTGATCAGTGGGGGCCATCGGAGAGAAAGATTTACGAATTAATCTGGCGGCGTGCTCTTCAGTCCGTAATGTCCGCAGCAAAAGGTCACACCATGCATCTTCGAATCCAGTTAGACGAGTTAGAAGATTTTCCATGGAAAGCCGAATACAAGCGGATGGAATTCGATGGATGGAAACGACTGGGATCTGTCGCATCTCTAGAAGATGAACATGCTCAACAGGGTAATCAAGATAACGATGCAGACGAAAAAGAGTCAAAATGGGATCAATGGTTATCGTTGAAAGAAGGTGACCGTATGTCTTGGAGGAGCATGTCAGGAAGGGAAAAGGAATCAAGGTCTCAGACGAGATACACGGAGGCGACATTGGTGAGGGAGTTGGAGCGTCATGGGATTGGTCGTCCGTCGACGTTTGCGTCATTGTTGTCGGTAATTCAGGAGAAGAAGTATGTGGAGATTGTAGATATTGCACCGACAGAGAAGCAAGTGAAGGAGTATGTGATGAGTGAAGGTGAATGGCCGTATCGAGTGGAGTCGAAGAAGAAGAAGGTGGGAGCCGAGAAGAGAAAATTGATTCCTACTTCACTGGGTCGTTCGGTATGGGAGTGGATGAAGCGCCATTTCGAGGATCTGTTTGCCTATGATTTCACAGCCACGATGGAGAAGGGGCTCGACGGTATTGCGGAAGGGACTAAAAACCGACCAGAGGTCCTTCAAATATTATGGGGATCCTATCGAGATCGTTACGATTCTCTTTTGAAAGTATCAAGTATTCCACATAGCTCGTTGGAGCCCCAAGTAGCACCCCCTGTTTCCTCAAAACAGCGTTCATTTATGGGAGGGCTTAAAGCCGTTCAAACGAAAAAGGGGCCATTATTACTACGGGAGGGTGTAACAAAGGATGAGACGGTTTTCTTGGGGTGGCCGAAGGGTGTATCATGGGATCAGATGACGGAGCAAATGGCGATAGAGTATGAGAAGCAGAAGAAGCAGGAACAATTTCAAAAGGATTATCCCGAACAGGTGATGGAATGGAGAGACAAGCCTATTTATAAAAAAACGGGTCCATATGGTGCTTATTTGCAATGGGAGTCTGTAAATATCCCATGGATTGAAGGTGAAGAGAAAGAGGAGTTGTTGATCCGTTTGGAGAAGAGGGTGGATCAACAGGGTCCATCCATTATAAAGGATCTGAAACAGTATGTGATTCGCAATGGGCAGTATGGCGCGTATATTATGAAAAAGACACAGGCAAAAACACAGGCGAAAAAGCCAGTATGTGTATCTTTGCCGAGGGATGTTACTATAGAGAATCTGACGGACAAAGAAGTGGATAGTTTATATAAATTGGGATTGGAGCAGAAAAAGAATGCAAAAAAGTAGATAACTAATCAATAGAGTAGAATGGCAGAACAGCAGAGATCAGAGAGTCCTTCAAAGGAACCAAAACCAAAACGTTTTTTAAATGGATGGTGCAAGGAGCATGAGAGATTAATGGGTGAATGGAGTGATATTGCGATCTGTTATCGGTGGATTCATGATCAGTCTGAGAAGCATTATCATACGCGTTCCTTGTGGATCAATCTTCCTGTGATTGTCTTATCCACATTGGGAGGAACCGCAAATTTTGGTATTCAGTCATTGTTCGAGGATGATACGATAAAGAAGTATGCGAGTTTTGGAATCGGAGGGATCTCCCTGTTTGCTGGATTATTAACAACCGTTGGCAATTATTTGCGTTATGCACAATTAGAAGAGTCACATCGTGGTGCATCTATTGCATGGGGCAAGTTCCAGCGTTTGATAGCGATTGAGGTCGCATTGAGTCCAAATGAGCGAATGGACGCTCTGGATTTTTTGAAGATCTGTCGCGTAGATTTGGACCGTTTAATTGAACAGGCTCCTCCAATTCCAAAGAAATGTATTGATAAATTTTCCCAGAAGTTTGGTCATATTAAGGATTTGAAGAAGCCTGATATTTGCGGTGGATTAGAACATACTCATGTATATGACAGTTCAGAGTCACGTCTAAAGCAGTTGGCTGTAGATGCGGCGTTGATGTTGAAGCACAAAAAGAATGCATTGAAAGAGCTTTGGTCGCCTCAGATTGAGGATACAATAAAGAGTGAAGTGGATCGTCAGTTGGATAGTGCATTGGAAAGAAATCGTGAGAGGGCTCTTTCCAATAATCCCTTATTTGAGTCATCTAGTATTTCTTTGACACCCGTAATTACAAAGGATACAAAGGATATAAATCGAAAGAGGGATTCAATTCTACAAAATATTGTAGTTATCCCTTCATCCGTAGAAAAACAGTAATAAACGAATCGTTTAAAAAAATTGAACAGGGATAGAAAAGAAAGAGAACACGAGAGATCACATTATTATGCGTATTTCAAAGGAGGACTTAAAGGATATAATGGAGGACCGTTTATCCTTTGATACATTGTATGGAAAGACCAATTTAAAACACGTTCACGTAGCCTTTCTGTATCGTAGAGGAAAATTATTGGGCCTCGCAACGAACTTCGTTGGATCCAGAAATAAGGGGTGTGGTTATGATCATCGAACGATACATGCGGAGAGGGCTGTTTTGAAGAAAGTGGGGGATGTGACAAAGTTATCAGGTGCGATATTGATCGTGATACGAATTGCAAAGGGGACGAGGGATATTGTTAATTCGGAGCCGTGTCATTCTTGCCGATGTCATCTGGAAAAATGCATTAAGAATTATGGATTAAAGACCATTTATTATTCTACATGATTATATTCTTTTGTGTCTTTTGTGTCTTTTGTGTCTTTTGTGTCTTTTGTGTCTTTTGTGTCTTTTGCTTCTTCTTTTGCCTCTTCTACCAGTTCTGTCTCTTTCTGTTCTTTTTCTTGTTGTAGAGACTCCAAATAATCGTAGCGGGCAAGAGCAAGTGGTGTAGGATCATACATTTCAAGATCTTTGAAATGTTTCCAGTATTTGATGGTATATATGTTATTTTTATCAACAGATCCTAGTGGATAAATCTGATAATATTCTGTATAATGTGTATTCCAAGGGACTGATCGTTCATTCCCTATTTTTTCCTCAATGGATGGTGGATTGATCCAGACGGTTCTGCGGAGACGGTAGGGATTAACAGAACGCGGGAGTGAATGAATATCTGTGAATCGATCATACGATGCAATATCATCAATAAATGTATTATAACTATTCTCTTCATCTGCACGTGGAAAAAGATGAACAATATATCTTTCATGAATTTCCAGACCTAGATGCTGCATAATTGTTTTATCAATATGGTGTCTATCCTCAATAGGACAATCAAGCACTAATGGCTTTGAAAAGAGAAAATAGAAAGTCAGCATTTATATCCTGTGTTTAAATCATTGTTTATATGGTGATTTTTACTAATAGTAATGTGTTGGTGGTCAACTTGTTTTGAGGATAATACTCAACCTCAACCTCAACCTCAACCGTCTTTGGAATCGGTTGAATTAAAGAAGGCGAAGGATATGGCACGGCCAAAATATCGTGTGACCTATACATCTTATGGAACAGCATATCATCCAGTGAATTCAGAGATAAGATGGATCAAGGCTCCAACAAAATAATAGTAAAAAGAGGTAGGAATATAAATGGCAACCTGTATGGATTTATTTTTGCATTGTATGTTATGTGGATCGGAATGGAGATCGGAGACACGTGTATATCCCGAAGAGGTCAAGACAGTCATCCAAACAGATCCTGGAGAAGAAGAGACAAAAGATGCAAAAGAAGAAAAAGAGCCAGGGGAAAGAGAATGTTTGACGACAAAACGATGATTCTTTTTTTCATATCGTATGGTTGAGATGAAAAAAAGAAATGATGGGATCGGACGAGGGTGGGATCGAACCACCGACCTTGTGATTAACAGTCACACGCACTGCCGACTGTGCTACTCATCCTCCACTTAGACCGTAGATAGTTTTTTCTAAATCTGAACGCACTCAAAGTGGAATACGAGTATAAATAATTTAAAACCAATGGTAAGGTATCATAGAGCATTATGGCTACATCCCAACGTTGTAATATTTGTTCGAACGATCCGGCTTCCTATGTTCTTCGGAAGGTGGCAGAGAAAGGGTCGTATACTGTATTCTATACACACCCTTCAAAAGTAAAGGTGGAGTATCAACCCGATGACATTATTTTACACTATCGACATCGTTTAGAAGAGAACGGGGCAAAAAAGTGGGTATGGGTATTTGATGGAGCCAATTTTGACACGGATCATATTATGGATCTAAAAACCGGTCAGGGAATTGCAGAGTTGTTGGCTGGACCCGCTGGTGAGCTTTTGACAGAAATCAAGGTAATTAATCCGACGATTCATTTGAAAGTTCTGTTGAAGGTAATTCAACCATTTATGACGGATGTTCTTATTTCAAAGCTGAACGTTCTTGACGATCGACCACATAGCGTGTTGGAGTTTATGTAAGGGGCTTATTACCCCTTGATCCCTGCTTTTGGACATGGTTAGAATAGGAGCTTAAAGACCTATTCATAGGGTATGTGTGTGGAGAAATCCACATAGGCACGGATACCAGAGCCAGGTTAATGGGGACCGTTTAAGCCGGTCTGGAGAAATCCTCGTGGGTTCAAATCCCACTCTGTGCACTACTGTTTTTGAGATTTAATAAAATCTGAAATCCAGTCCAGAAACCATCTAAATCATATCCTCCTTCATTTTATAAAATGGGGTATTTATACAAAATTACAAATAAAGTCGATAATAAATCTTATATTGGTGTTACAATCCAACATAATTATATTGCTAGATGGAGAAAACACATTAACTGTTTAAAATACAAAGAGGGCTGTCCTCTTTTGAAAAATGCTATGAAGAAATATGGAACGGATCAATTTGAATTCAAAATACTTATTATTTGTTTTGATGAAGATGTTGTAAAATACGAGAAAGAATATATCAAAAAATATAACACACTTACACCAAATGGGTATAATGTATTAAACGGAGGACAATTAGGTGATGGTTTTGTTGGATATAAACATACCCCTGAGACAATTGATAAAATAAAGGAAAAAATAAGACGATTTAGAGAGAATAATCCAAATTATTTTGATGTCTATCGCGAAAAACATAAAAAATCAATGCAGAAAGTAGATACATCATACTTTGTTAAGAACTCTGAAAAGTTCAAGAAAGCGATGGAAGAACGCAGAAAAAAATATGCCACAATAGAAAAAGGAAAAATTATTTCAGAGGAAATAAAGAAAAAGATAAGTGAAAGCTTGAAAGCATATTATAAAAATAATAAATGTAAAAACTCTAGACAAAATGAAGCAGTAAGACATGCATTGAGTAAACCGATTGCTCAATATACCAAGGATAATGTTTTAGTAAAAGAATATAATAGTATAACAGAAGCTGATAAAAAATCAGGTGTTAAAAAATCTAATATTCAACATGTATTATCTGGAAAGAATACTACAGCAGGTGGATTTATCTGGAAATATATTATCAAATCATAATGACATATACAAATACCAGAAATAATCTAAATGGTATTTGCATAGTAGTAAAGTAATAAAATGGAATTATCAACCTATCAAGATCTGCAACTTCTAAATACTGAGGAAAATTGGACACATATTATTCGAGATGGCATTGGAACATCCGATATAGATGCAGGGCGTTTATTATACGCATACACTACATTCATAAGATGCACCCCAAATAATCCAACGAGATCAGCCTTTCATCAACATATTTATTCTAGAGAGGGAATAAGAGATCATGTATCCGTTTCTGAAATGATAAATGATACCATACTATTGATTAGTCAAAGGAAAGATAGATTTACACCGAGAAAAGAGGGAGAGCCTGCACCAGATCCAGATCCTACTATCTGTGAGTTTTGTATCTAGGCATTCCTGTCTTTTATATTTAGGCATTTACCCCCTTTTTTGTCCCAGCAAGATACAGAACGCCTAGAATCAATCCAAATGAAATACCTGCCAAATTTGAGACTTCTACATCGCGCTCTTTTACTTTATTTTCAAGATCGGCAACTCGTTTTTCAAGATCGTTGAGAGAAGAGCTAGAGAATCGCCTGATCGGCCTCCCAATCGACTTCATACACAATCGTAACATCATCACTTTTTATTTAGAATACTCTTTATTTCTTTAAGATCGGCTTTCACTTTCTCAAATTCATTATATTGATATTGAATATCCATATTCATGCGATTAAAGATCATCAAATTAAAAAGGCCTCCCACAAGCAGCGATGCAAAGAAGGGGCTAAGT